CGTCATCGTGAAAATCTTCTCTCAGAATCTCAAGTTTCTGAGGAAAGACTTAAATTCCTTAACTACTTAGCCTTAAGGGTAGGTAGAAAGGTTTTAAACTATATGAAGGAAACGAAATTATTTTCGGATCCTGGTCATATTTCCCTGACTAACTCGGGTTGTTTTGAAAACCCGAGAAAAACAGGTGGTAGAGCAGTTGAAACTGCTTTAAATTACAAACTTTGGGCGACGCATAAACCCGATAAATCGTGCATACGTCGCTCTTTAGTTGGTAAACCAGTTTACGAAGAGGCCGGAGTCGAAAGATTCCGGACCGTCGTAACAAGTGAAACCGATGATGGTAGTATTAATACTTTACCACCTGGTGTTTTCTTAAAAGCTCTCGAAATTAAAGATCCTATGATCTTTGTAAATTTCGCGAGCGAAGTTGCTGCTTATAAAAAGCAGATACCCGATTCACTTTACAATCCAAAATATTTTGGTTTAAGTAAGGACTCCGGATTTCAGTTACACGTATGTGCGACTGATGAAGCTGTAAATCTTGGCTTTTTAACCAATGATTTCAGAATCACGGGACTCCCTCCACCAGTTATGGTGTCGGTAGTCTCTGAACCCGGTGGAAAGTGTCGAGTAATTACTAAAGAATCGTGGTGGTTACCTTTGGTTTTAGAACCTGGTGCCCACCACTTACGTTCCCTCTTAGCATTGCATCCGTCAGCTCAAGCTGGCTTAACTGCAGCAGCTAACCATTTTGAATGGTCAAAGGGGTTTAAAAATAAACCTAAGAATACATACAATAGTACGAATTCCTGGCTTTTAACTTCCGATCTAGAAGAAGCAACAGACCACTGTAATCATGCAATTAGCAAAAGCTTATTGCGTGGTTTTCTCAGTGGAATCAATTTAGGTAATAGTACCTATTATGAAACTGTTACTGATCTTCTTTGTAGTCCGCGTCGGGTATTTTACCCGATCGACTTAGATGGGAAGACAATAGATTACGATGTTATCATTTCCAAATCTGGCGTCCTTATGGGCGATCCAGTTACAAAAATTGTGTTAACTCTCTACAATTTAGTTGCGGAGGAGGAAGCAGCACTTAAGTTCTGCTTCCCGTTAACTTGGAAATTAACTCGTTCGTTTGATTCTCAGATTAAAGCTCCTTGGCGCAACTTTAGTTGTGCAGGTGACGATCATTTAGCCATTGGGCCAAAACGTTACCTCGAACTTATCGAGCAGGCTCATGTCGATAACCTTATGGTTATCGGCAAAGGCTCTCAATTCTTCTCAAGAAGGATTGCTCGTTTTTCTGAGAAATTAATTTATTTAAATTCTGAAACAGTTCTCGAAGGAGACCTGTTCAAGAAATCATATAACGAATCATGCTTCATTGACGCACTTAAAGTCCGTCTCTTTAGCACCTGTACAAAAGTTCGCGAGTCAGAAGATGACCGCAATCCTAGTATAGGAAAAGGTAAGCAGCTCTTTAAAGAAGTTGCTTGGTTTCCAAATAATTGGAAAACCTTTTTAAATTCGTTTTTAAATAGATTCTTCCAGCGTATGCTGAAGTTTATTCCTATTAACGAACCCACGATATTATTACCTGGGTTTCTAGGTGGTTTCGGTTTCTCCGCTTATAGAGGAGACGATCCGAAATGGAAAGAAATCCTTCCCCTTATGAGGAAGGAAGTTCTTCGTGGCCTAACTTTTCTTTCTATTACTAGAAATGAAAAAGCACTTATGTGCTTAAGTAGGGTTCAATCAGCTTATTCCTCTCGAGGAATTAAGACTGTTCACGTAGATGACGTTTCATTGGCTATAGCCCATGCATTTGATCACTACGCTTATTATAATGGTTCACAACCTGAACCGGTGGTTTTCTCTTTAGAGAATCATCCGCTTAAGCGTGATGCCTATGTATCTAAACTAAGGTTTATAGACTTAGGAAACCACTTAATGAATTATGGGTATGTTTCTGAAAAGTACATTAATGCACTTTTACATAAGCATGAAACAATTGTAAAATTGTTAACCCAAGATCCAATTTCTTCATTCACTGAACGCTCTTATGAGCAAAGAATGAAGGTTTTAAATTCATCTTTAGATGAATTAAAAGCTCCTACTGATATTAATATCAGTGAAGTATTGAAGTTCTTTGAATCTTTTCCAAACCTTGAAAAGATATTGATCTCCCTATCTAAAGATAGGTGGATCCTCAAAGAAACCTTAATTGACGCCGATAAAAGTATCGGCGTTTGTTCAGACCATGGACTTAAGTCCCTGTTTCTTAGCCTCCCGAATT